GTTGCCCTGGACATGACAGACGGCAGAGCCATCCTTGATGCGGAAGCTCGCTGCCGTGCCGGTGCCGCTCGCCGCGACCGTCCACGATCCGGCGAGGGACGCGACACCGCCGGCTGACGTGAGAAAGGACGCGGGCAGCGCGATCGTCGCCAGCAGGCCGGTCGGATCGGCGGCGGCGGGGTTGGCTGGCTCGGCTCCGCTAAAGATCAACAGCGTTGCCGAGGCACCACAAGTTGTCTGGATTTGGCCGATCTGGTTGTTACGCAGGGTAGTGCCATATTGGAAGGCCATCTATCTCTCCTTAGCGGCGCTTGCGCGACCAGAAGGCGCGGTTGCGGACATTCTGATTGTGCAGGCTGTCGCCTACCGTGATGCCGCTATAAGGCACCAGATTGCCGGTGACCGCCCCCGGATTACCGGAGCGCGAGAGGTTATTCATCGGCGGCGTCGCGCTCTTGATTTCCTTGGCCTTGACTTCCTCATCCTTGCTATCGACCATCGTACCGGATGACGTGCTCCCGGTGGTCGAGGACGAAACACCGGTCGAGGACATCGAGCTAGGCGAGGACATGCTGGCGGACGGCGACGCGCCGCTCGACATCATGTCTTGATCCTTGCTGTCGGTGTGCCCCCACGTCGTCGCCCCGGTCGGGCCATACGGCTTGCGCTTCTCGCCGTAGTTCGAAGGCGGCTTGGTCGAGGGGACTTTGGTGGTCGAACCGCCGCCACTGATAAACTGACCGGTCTCGGGATGGCGATCGGGCGTCGCATCGTGCATTTCAACTTCCGCCGGTTTGATGCCGTTGGGCGAGCAAACCGTACCAAGCAAGTTCGGGCGGCGAACCGGTGTCCCGGCCTCCTCAGGCTCGTCTTTCTTGTCCTTGCTGGAAGTACGCATGATTTCTCTCCGCATCCCTGGCGACAGGCCTTCCCAATCCGCTTTGCTGCCGCGAAACCGTCCCGCTGCCACGGCAGAACCGTGCTCTGGGGTTGGCGACGAGGCCTGATACGACCAAAACGATTTGGGCGTAGGCTTCGAACCGCCGGAACCGCTGGTAAACTGCCCGCTCTTTGGATCGTGTTCGCTGGCATCATGCACGCCGCTGATCGTCCCCTTATTCTCGCTCGCGTAGAACACTTCCTTGGCCTTCTCCGAGCCATACTGCTCCTTCATGTTCCCCATGATTTTTTCGCCCTTGGGTGTCAGCGGCATCACAGCCTCCCAGAAACGCCTCCGGTTGGCCCAGGACGAGCAAAGGGACTGCCGCCATACCGGAATGACGGCAGAACCGTTTCATGCACACCAGCGGCCCGCAGACGCGGGCGCTGGCCTATCAGACGCCAGACGTAGCGGCGGGATCGGCAGGCCGCAGCGCCGGGCGTGGAGCGTTCGTCGGCATCGGCGACGTTGGCGTGTCCATGATCTTCGACTGAAAGCCGCCGCTGGCGACGTATTGCGGCGCGGATTGCGTCATCGAGCGGGCCATGGTGACGGCCGGATCGGGATGCGGATCGCTAAACGGCGCTCCCTTGTCGTAAGCCGCCTGGGCGCGCGCGGTCCAATCCTCGGCCGCCGCCTTCTGCTCCTCGGTCATCTGTGCTGCCTGCTCTTGCAGCATCGCCTGCATCTCGCCCGGCTGAGCTTCGCCGTTGTTGATCTTGCGGTTCATGGCAGCACGCGCCGCCAGACGGGCAGCAGCCGCGCCGTCCTGCGGGATCAGACGCATGATGATCGGATTGGTCGCGACGCGGGGATCGAGATTTTCGCTGTCGTACCAGCCGGGTTCGAGCGCGACGACGCCGCCCTCGGGAGCTTCCTCGCTGAGCGGCAACTGCACGATCAGCTTCTGTTCGAGATAAAATGCGCCTCCACCGCCACTGTGAGCGGCTGCGCGATGCGACTGGGCCATAATGACCTCCTCTTGGATTTGCGAAATAAGATGACGCGCTGCTGACATTGGTTTGTCCCTCTTCAGAGACAAGCCAACGCTTGAGAACGTCCTCCGATGCTAGATGCCGTCACCGTAGGCAAAGGTCGAAGGATATATAAATTCATCCTGACCTAGCCGACAATAGTAGGTAGTTACGTGATATATTCCCACATACTGGATCGGCGTCTTTTGCAGCGGTGTCATCGGATAGCGAATGCGCTGCGGGTCCTTGGAATAGGCCAGCATGCGATCCACCGTTCCCAAGACGCCCGGTGTGCCGCCAACGCCCATGCCGATATTCCACTTGCACGGGTAGATTTCCAAGGAGCCGCCGCGCTGTGCCGCCAGATTGTTCTCTTCCAAGAACTTCAGGATCGACATGTTGCCGGCGGTGCTGACGACCTGCGAAACCAGCAAGCCATACTGCGCAGGCGGAACCAGCAAGCGATCCGGGATCACGCTGTAGCCCGACGAGGCCCAGGTGTTATTGAGGATCGTGTTCACGTCGGCCAGCATTTCGGCAGGGGTCTTAGCGGACCAGTGCGTGCTGAGAGACGCCCCGGCCGCAACCGCTGTCGCCGTAACGCCCGAATTGTTGAGCATCCCGGTAAAGCCCACGCCCATCGTCGTCGGATCGCCCATATAGACAACCTGATCGATGTCCATCTGATGTTTCAGATTGAGGAACTCGAACTTCTGGCTGTCGATCGGGCGGCCGACCTTGACCGCGCTCTCGAGTTCGGGGATGGAATATTTCAGTTCCATCTCCCAGAGGGGCAGCGGTTGACTGGTCTTGGCGATATCGAGGCTGATACCGGCAATCGCCGTGGTCACCTTGCCACCCCAGTTGATGCCCGCAGGCACCACGCCACCGGAAGCCGCAGCGGTCGAATTGGTAAACGACGCGCTTTCGTCGGCGATCGTTACGTCCTCGCGCAGATCGACATCGCGGCTCCACGTGACCGCCGCCAGCGGCATGTGCAGCGTTGGGTCGAGACGTTCGAGTTCGTTGATGAGGAACGCGCCTGCCGAGTCTACGGTACGCACTGATCCGGATGCCTTGTCTTCGTAGGAATAGGCACGATCGAGGGTGGGCCAGCCACCATTCATGCCGCGCGAGAGTTCGTGCAACAATTTCCCCTCCTAATCCAAAGGGCATGGGCGGGCACGGCGGACGCCTTGCCCAGGGTTGAAAGAAAGGGACCGGTGACGCGTCGGCTTAAATGTTGAACTGGATTTCCGTATTGCCCTGCGCGTCGGCAGGCCCGGTAAAGAACGCACCAGGGAGAACCCAGAGACCGGCCCCCGCCGCTGCCTCGATCCCGGACTGAACATGGTTGCCCGCGCTCGCGAGGTAATAGACGTAAACCAGTCCCCCTTTGGTCGCCGCCGCCGCACCGTTGAGCTTGACGTTGATATAGCCCCGGAACAAGAGGTCGATGATCCCCCGCGACATCGGGATACCGGCGCTAAACGGGACGATGCCCGGGTTCGCGACGGTATTGTCGGTCGTCACAAAGGGGCGCACCGAAATGCCGATCGGCGTCGCCGGAACGGCGGTGTCGGCCGGCAGGATCGGACGCGCACCATTGGTGTCAACGGTGCCGACAAGACCAAAGGCGGTAAACGGCGTGGTGACGTTCTGCACTTGCGCCGCGATCGTGGTGCCGCCGTTCTGGAACCGGGTGACTTCACCCGGAATACCAGCCGGCATACGATACATAAAAACACTATCAGGCATGATCTGTTCTCCTTTTGAACAGGGATGTCACGCTTTTGCGGCCTTGTCTGCCGGCTGACAAAAACGTGCGGTCGTGAAATGTCCGCTTTAGTGCATCGCCCCGTTGGTCTTGCGACCGGACCAGAAATCTTTTGCGTCTTGGTTCATCTTGGCGATCGACGGCGGGCCGGAACGGGACTGGCCGTCACGCGTCGGCGTCGCTGCCGAACGGCGCACCACGCGGCCATTATTCTGCGATGCCATGGCACTGGCGACCGCATTAAAGGCCATTTTGACGCTGTCGCAGGACAAGGGCTTGATGCCGTCAAACGTGGCGATGCCCACGGTGTCCTGAATGATCGCCGCCGCATCGCTGTCCTTAAATGCTTTTTCCATCACGAGGCGGCGATACTTGCAGAGGCGCTCAGCCGTGGATTTCATCGGCAGACGAGCATCGAATGTCGGGATTTTTGTCCCCGGTGCGATGATTTCCGCGTTGGCAATCAGATCGCCCCAGAGGTCTTCCTGCTCCATGCTGTCGCGCGTGCGCGCAAAACGGGCGCGGGCGCGGCGAGCGTCGGCCGTCTGGCCCTGGCTGCCCTGCGGCAAGTCTTCCAGCCCAGGCAAATCGGTCTCGCCCACCATGTCCTCGCCCAGGCGCTCGGGAACCGGAATTTCCGATCCTTCATCGTGCATGCGCATCGCATCGCGGCGGCGCATCTTGAAGCGGCGGGCGTCCTGCGTGTCCGGGTCTTCCAGTTCGACTTCTTCCTCGTTCGAGGCATCGCCCATCAGGGCCTGGACTTGCTCTTCGAGAGCCGCCAGACGGGCCGCCAGTTGCGCGATATCGGTGCCGCCCGCCGGATCACCGGCCGCAGGAGGCGGGCTACCGCCTCC